CCTCGCTGGCCAGGAACGCCCGGATGGTCGCCGGCGCGACCGTCCCGCCCTCGGCGAAGGGGATGTCGAGCGCGGTACTCTCGACGTCGTGGGCCTGGACCGCGTACGGACGTCGTTGGGTCGACAGGAACTCCAGGAGGTGTCCCCGGTGCCGATCGATGTCCTCAGCGTCGGGGGCATCATCTGAATTCAGCAGTTCATCGATTTCCTCCCGTAGGAGTGCTGACATCGTTGTGTCGCGTCTTGCGGCCAACATCCTGAGCCGTTTGCGCTTGTTCTGGTCGACCTTACAGCCGACCGCTACGGATTCCGATTCACTCATCTCCACTTCATCTGTTGATGCGGCTGTATGATAAAGTTAACCTTCGTAATTTCTCATCTTCTGATATTCTTGTTAGTCTCAAATTTATAAGTTCGTGCGTTAACTGTTGAACATGAACGATGGCACGAACGGCGATAGTGAGGAGCAAACCGAGTCGCTTGGTGCGAAGGTCACCCCTAGCTTCAAACAGCGCGTTCGGGTCGCAGCAGCTCATAAGGGCATGAACATGAGCGAATACGTACGCAGCGCTGTGGAAGATGCTGTTGAGGAGGATATGGAGTCCGGGGATTTTCGGTCTCCGGCTCTGAGTAGCGACTGACTCAGAGCCAACTTGGCGGTGTAACATCATCGCCCCATCTCCAGTCCCGGCTCCACCTGTTCCACAGCCTCCGGGAGCCACTTCGGCGCTCGCGGACCCTCACATTGGCCACGCTTGAGCGCCCCATCCTCGCCGAACGTAAGCGTCCACTCCGACGCACCGAGCGAGACATCGACCTCGGTCGTCGACGAGTAGTAGCGCAGCTTGAGCTCGATCGTGTCGTCCGGGGCGTCGACGTCGCTGTCTAGGTCGTCAACACGAACGGTGTGCTGCTGGGTCTGAACCGACATACCTCACTATGCGCCCGAGGGTATCATAACGTAGGG